TCCAGCAATGGCTGAATCTGCTGGCCGATAGCCGCGAAGTTACCGCGATGAAGTTTGATGCCGTCTACTGGCAGAGTCATACGGCCTCCTTAATGGAAACCGCAGAATGCAGAAAATCGCAGGTGCATTTCTGCATCTGTGACAAGGTGAGGAGTTCAGATTGTGGTCGCATTTAAGTCCCCTTAAATGCGCAGAAGTCACAATCGGGTGTTCAGGCCGACCGCGACTTAATTATAACATCACTTTTGAAAAATGATTATCAAGAATCACTGCTTATGCTGCCAACTGTTCCCGGTGAATAAACAGCAACTTTCTCTGAACGCCTCGGTAAAGATCGGGGTGTATACTGTCGCATAGCCCTTTGTATTCCAGAGCTATCTCAAGCTTCTTAAAGAACCATGCTTCATGCGCTTCCATCGGATCATCGTAAAGACCGAGGAATAAATATTTCCCCTTGCTGTCATTGGCTCTGGACATGTATTTACCATGCTGCTTATCCCAGCTTACCCCTATTGGCAAATCACCTCGTTTACAGTCTCGCCCAACGGTAAAGTTATTCAGCTCTTTAGGGATATAGACACATGTGGATGGCCCATAAACCTGATTGCCTGGGATAAGGAGATCCTTATCGAGATGCCATCCGGTCCTATATCGTGGCTTCCACCAGGCGTAGAAAGCAGAAAACTTATGCCAGGCAGGGTCGAGTGATACCTGAAGATATTGCTTACGTACGCTACGATATGATTCGCCGTAACAGCGCTGAAGCATGTTAATCCATGCTGCGTAAGCTCCATGACGAATGATTTTCCCGTCCATAATGCAACCGATACAGAACTCTGCATCGTTTTCGGCTACGTTGTAGATCAACTTCTGCCGCTTCTGTTTTCTCGGCATGGATTCGAGAATGGCGTCAGTTTCAGGTGAGTGCCAAGGCATCACTTCACCTCCTGTTGAGGCGCTGCTGGCAGTGGCATCCAGTGGGTTATATCTACGCCCAAACGCAGGTCATAGCCTTCTGCATGAACGTATAACTGTGCGTCGCCACTGTCGCTAAAGTTTGATGAACTAACAATACCGCAATCTCTCAGGCCATCATCCTTGCAGAAATAGAATATTTCTGTGTCGATGTCTGGCATCCGCTCACTGCAAGCCACCCAACCATCCGGAATCACCGGAGAGTTGAGTTGTTCGGAATTACCGAACGACTGAAGCATGGCTGCGCGATAGGCGTTCCAGCCGACAGCTTTTCCGTGTTCAAACGCGCTGTCAAAGTCATCATCCATTTCCATCGCAGCGGGCACAGATACCGGCGCTGGATGGGCGGTGTAAAGCGGCGTTACTTCTCGCAGCGGGTCGGCATAAGCATTGCCACTATCGAAGCTGACGTGGTTTTTAGCGCCGCCTCCTGACAGTAGCCACGCCACAGGCTCCGCTTCGAGCGATGCCAGCGCGATACGAGCCAGCTCGTTCAGGATTGCCACATCAGCGTGACCGAGGGTGTAACCAGCTTTCAAATCGGCAACTGCTTGCACGGCCTGTTTGTCGATGTTGCTCATTGGGCGGCCTCCCCGACACGTTTATTCCATGCAGCAATCGCCATGTTGATTTTGTTCGCTCCAACCATCTGAGCAGACTGCGCGTCGCAAGAATGGCAGCGAACAATTGCCGACTGGTAAGGGCAATCCTCTTCGTACTGCGCGAATGCCTCTACGTCTTTGCTTCCGCAGAACGGGCAAGGTTTGATTTGAGTGCTCATTGTGCGGCCCCTTCAAATTGGTAAGAAATTTTAATTCCCAGCTTTTTAGCCATGGCATGCTCAGCGACGGCACCATCCGAATCTTGCCACCCATGCAGCATGTGAATAGCATCAGCACAGCGAAGCATCGCCAGGCAGATGTCCATATACTCTCGCTGAGATAAACCATCCGGGAGCGTGGCCGGATTTAATGCCACATGACCACCTGATAACATCTGCTGTGCTACTGCGTTAAACATCGGACGGTTGTAGTTTTCGTAACCCGTCATTGGTCCTGCGATGTAAATTTTCATACCCCTGCCCTCCCGTACTTGTCTGATAACTCGCCAATTTGCCTGTGGATTTCCGCAAGGTCACACCCTGCGCAGCCCAGAGCTTCGGCTATGAGTTCTTCCTGTTCTTTGGATGGCCCCGCTTGGAGAATCTGATTAAGTTTCCTGTTCGATACGCCGCAGTGCTTGGCGATGCTGATAAGCGTTACGCCGTTATCTTTCGCCATGGTCTTAACCATCCAGAGGTAATCACTCCGTTCGCTCATGCTGCTTCCTCGCTAAATTCGATAACGTCTTCTGCCGTGATATCCAGTTCGCGCATCTCGCGCCCCAGCGCCTTCTCCATCCGCTCTACGCATCCACGAATGCGGGTCATCTGCACTTCCGGGAACTGGCTGCGGCTCATTTCAGTGAGAGTGTTGAACAGGTTGCGGTTCTTAGCTTGGCGGGCTTTAACCTTTGCGCAGGCCCGGAGAGATTCGCCGATCTTGCGACCGTCAGCACGGGCTGCTGCGCGGCAGAGTTCAAGTATCAGAAGCGTTTCAGGGAACTCACGGTACTGTGAGTTCATGATGATTTGCATTGCGGTTGAGTCGTTAGCACTCGTAATCATGGTCAATCTCCTGCTGCTCGCTATGGTGGAATGCAACCGGATCCAGTCCTGAGTAGCGGCTGCTGAAGTGGTAGGTTTTCTCTGCCCCCGGCGCATGGCGGGACTTCACACAGATGATTTCGGTGATGCCTTTCAGTTCGGTGTTCGGGTTGTATTTCTCATCCCGGTAGATCATGAAAATCACATCGGCTTCCTGCTCGATAACACCGGACTCGCGGAGGTCAGCTGCGACCGGGCGCTTATTAGCACGTTCTTCGACCTTACGGTTAAGCTGAGCCAGTGCGATGACCGGGCAACGCAACTCTTTCGCCAGGTTTTTCAGGCCGGTGGCGATCTCCCCTACGCTGCGGTTCATGTTCTCCGGGTCTGACATCCGCATCTTCTGGAGATAATCGACGATTACCACGCCCAGTCCGCCCAACTTCTTACTCATACGCCGCGCTTCCGCACGCACCTGGTGAACGCTTAGGGATGGCTTGTCATTGATGTAGATCGGAGAGTCGATGAACTCCTTCATGCAGTGACTAACCTTCCCCCATGCCTCGTCCATTTTCCCGCTAACTTTGCTCAGCAGATCTTCTTTGCTTACCCGCGCCCGGTGGAAAGCGACTCGCTCCGAGATTTGTTCCACTGGCATTTCGAGACTGAAGAACAGCACCGGCTTTTTGTTTTTCAGGCCTACGGTTTCTGTCACTGTGGTGCTAAACATGGTTTTCCCCATGCCAGGACGTCCGCCAACGACGATAAAATCCGTATTGTTGAATCCTCCGAAAGCGCTATCGATAGTCGACATACCCAGCTCTGTTTTGTATTTCCAGATGTCGCCATTGATGATCGCCTGGATTGTTTCCAGCGACATGTCGATGCCAGTGGTGATGTGTTCAGTTCCGTAGTCAGCGCTGTGCTCAATTCCAGAGATGTCGGCCTGAATGTTGCCAATGATGTCTGCTATACCCTCGGTCGTTGGTTCGGACAACTTCTGGATCCCAACCTGTAACGCCAGGGTCATACGGCGACCAAGGTACATTTCCCGAAGCTTTTCGCAGTAGGCTGCAAGGTTTGCGAAAGACGGAGTGTTTTTGCTGCATTCAGCCAGGTAAGCGAACCCACCCGCACTCTCAAGAACCCCGAGTTGTTCAAGATCGCTGGTCAGCGTAAGCAGGTCTATCTTCGAACCGGATTCGTTGAGTCGCTTATATGACCGCAGAGCCACTTTATGGGGCGTTGCTGTGAAGTGGTCCTCAGTCAGGCCCTCAATCGCATCGGTAGCCATGTCGGCGCCATCTGCGCGACCTGCTGCAAGCATAATTCCGCCAATGACGGCCTGCTCAACGTATAAATCAATAAAACGGCTCATGCTTTGACTCCCTTGCGCTCACGGTGCTCGTTGATGGCCTGCTCGTAGACAGATCCCCAGTTCTTCGGATTCAGTATCCAGTCGAGAGTCAGCCATGGCTGATCGCCTCTGGTGCCGAACAGGGAAGACTTGCTAATCAGCTCGAAGGCCATTCCCATGTGCTTTAGTTCTCGCCAGTTGCCCTGGGTGGTTTTGCCGTTCCACACAGCTTCCAGGTCTCGATAGGCCGGACGGCGGCGGTTCCACTCATGCAGTGAAACGGCCTTCGAAGGGAATTTTTCATTCCAGAGCTTGATGATCTCTTCGTGCGGACAGGCTTTCGGGTTGCTGCCATGACCATCTGCCCATATCAGGGCGTCTGACAGGTATCCATCAAAGCGGGTCATACGGCACAGGTTCTCTGGCTTGAAGCTGTGACCCCAGTTCACATGGGCCCAGCGGATAACCAGCTTCAGCTCTTCAGCGGTGTAGCACTGGTCTTTGCTCTTCACTGTGGAGAGAGCTTTCTCGAAAGGTGCCAGTGCAGCACAACGACTACCCGTTAGCTCGTTGAAGTAATCCATCACTTCCTGAGCGAGTGAGTTTTCCCCCTTGGGGGATTTAGGGGGATCTTTTCTTTCTTTCTTTTGAATAGTTTCTTTTGTGTTTAGCTGAGTTGGCTTATGGGTATTAGCTGACTTGGCTAATGTTTCATTAGCTGTTTCGGCTAATGTTTTGCCATGTTGGCTAATGCTGAAATTCCAGTCAGAAATCACCTTATTCACCCCGATCGCCAGGCCGTTGGTAACGATGATGTTCATTGCAATCATCTCGTTCTTTGCCTTGCAGACATGCGTATGGTGAATGCCGGTCATTGCTGCAATCTGGGTATTGGTAATGCGGTCAAACTTTTTCCCGAACCCGTAAGTTTTGCGGATCACCGCCAGAACGACCTTCAGCTGGCGAGCCGTTAAATCAGCAGCCATAACCGCTTCCAGCAGCTCGTTAGCGATGCGGGTATACCCATCATCGATATCTGCCACCTGACGCTCCACGACCGTTACAGACGGTCTGAAAGGTATTACTTTTGCGAGGTTACCCACGGCCACTCTCCTTACGTTTCAGTTCTTCCAGGATGGCGCGCATCTTCTCTGCCACAATCGGGTTAACCGAGCGGATGAAGCGGTCGCGGGTTATGTTTTTATGTACAGCGGTATGGTAATAGCGTGGATTTTTTGCCATTATTCCTCCTGCAATGAGTGCACACGATTTGCATCTGAAGGCCAGTTCTGTTGACGCAGACTGGCTTTCGCCGTTTTTGATAGTTCCCATCACATAACCCCCAACATCGAAGTGACCATCGTCATCAGCGGTCCTACCTGCTCCGGCATGAGGCGGAACAGCGACGCTATACCCTCGCTTACTTCTTTCAGCTTCTGATGCTCTGGTGCGTCCAGCAGAACGGCCTGTTTAGCCTCGGCACACTCTTTCATCGCAGAGGCGATCAGCGACATCGTGTCGTTCTGCGGTGCCAGGCGGTTGCGAAATTCCAGTGGAAGTACCGCCATGATTGCGGGCGTCAGCTGGCGCACGTTCTCGCGGTACTGCTCAGAGTCGAAGCGGTTATCCAGGAAGCGAAAGAGTTTCTGGCGCGCCCGGCTGATGTCTTCCGGAAAGCTGATGGCGGTCCCGCCCTGCTCCCGGTATTCGTTGATGATCAGCGCCGAAACGACGTCCTGATTGTCCAGTGCCGACGACCATGCCCGGACCGCATCGCGGATCTTTTCGTGGTCTGGCGCCGCCTTAGGTTGAGCGCGGTTTATCACCGCTCCCGGGTGTATTCCGGTATTGTGTTGATACGCAAGTGAATGCATTGCTTTCCCTTTCGTGGTTAGGGCCGCCGTTAAGCGGCATGGTTCTCTGGGTGTGGAAACAGGTCGGGAAGATCAGGTCGAATTTCGTGTGCCTTAATCTCGCCACCAGTAGCGTTTACGATGGCTGTTACTTTTTCCGGAGATACGGAACCACCGTTAAGCCACTTGTGAACCGCTGGCTGGCTAACGCCGCAAATATCTGCGAGTCGCTTCTGGCTGCCAACGATTTCTAAAGCTCGTTGAATAACTTTGTTCATGGATTTTACCTATCCGATTACTGGATTAATGAAAAGATAACCCAAGTTATGGGTATTGTCCATAACCTTTGTTATTTTACTCTACATAACCTCGGTTATATATTGATAAGATGAAAACATTTGCAGAACGACTGAACGCGGCTATGTCGGCCGCTGACATATCTCAAGGACAGTTGGCTGATAAAGTCGGTATATCCCAGCCTGCAATTCAAAAGATGACGTCAGGTAAAACGAGCGGCAGCCGTAAGATGGTCGAGCTAGCTCATGCTCTGGGTGTAAGGCCGGAATGGCTTAGTTCTGGAGTGGGGGAAATGCGGATTGATGGTAATGTGCCATCTGCGGCCCAACCGGTCTCGGAAACAATTGATGTCTTTCGGGTTGATGTTTTAGACCTGAAAGTAAGCGCTGGTCCGGGGTCTTTTATGATTTCTGAATTTGTTGAGGTCCTGCATGCTATTGAGTTCACAACTGAGCATGCCAGATCTCTTTTCGGGAACCGCACTCAAAATGATGTGAAGGTGATGACCGTAGACGGTGACAGCATGTGCCCAACGATTCAGTCGGGAGATCGCCTGTTCTTTGACGTTTCGGTGAGGAACTTCAAGGTTGACGGAGTATACGCATTTGTCTTCGGGCAGCACTTCCATGTCAAGCGCCTGCAGATGCAGGGCCTGCAGTTAGCCGTGCTTTCAGATAATCCGGCTTACAAAGATTGGTATGTGACAGAAGAAAATCAGGACCAGCTATACATCATGGGTAAAGCGCTTATTCACGAATCGATAGCGTACAACAAACTGTAGCAGTGGCCGGAAGAGACTTTTGGATAGAGACGAAGATGCGGCTGGTCTGATCGGCAAGGTGTTCTGGTCGGCGCATAGCTGGTAATGACTGCTTTAAGGTTCACATAAAAAGACACAAGCACCTCGATAAAAACACAGCACAAAAAAGCATGTGAAATGCTTAAGTATGTTAAAATAAAGGATCTAAAATGAGCAAATTTGGATGTGATATGAGCAGGCAACTTACCGTTTTCGATGAAACATCACCCATGACTTTTGATGACTTCGCCAGGGAAAATGGAGTTACCTACTGGCTCGCATCAGATTTGGCTATGATGCTTGGTTACAATGGGATGGATCAAATCCTCAAAGCCATTAATAAGGCCACGTCAGTATGCGTGAATCTCGACATTCCCGTGTATGACAACTTTATCCAGATGCCATCTGAAAATGCGGTCAATGATTTTAAGCTCACAAGGTTTGCATGCTATCTGACTGTTATGAATGGTGACATTGGAAACAGTAAAGTCGCTAATGCACAAGCATATTTTGCTGGGCTAGCAGCTGAGATACAAGCGGCGTACCATAACCATGACGCCGTCAACCGTGTATATTTACGTGGCGAAATCACATCACGAGAAAAAACTCTTAGCCACGTAGCCCATAAGCATGGGGTTGTAGATTATGGACTGTTCCAGAATGCCGGTTATCGGGGCATGTATAACATGAACTTACGACAACTGAAGGCCAAGAAAGGTCTTTCTGACAAAGATGGCACCATGCTTGATTTTATGGGAAGTGAAGAGTTGGCGGCTAATATATTCCGCATCACGCAAACTGAAGCCAGAATCAGGAACCAGAACCTTCAGGGTCAGGGCCAGTTAGAAAATGCTGCTGAGATCGTTGGTAGATCGGTTCGCAATGTAATGATATCCAACACCGGTACAGCACCTGAAAATATTAAGCTTTCCCAGGACAAAATCCAGAAAGTTAGAAGCAGCATTAAAAAAACACACAGGGCGCTTGTAAAGCACGACAAAAACAAGCCTTAATCCTACAGTAGAATAGCCTAAACACCCGGCCCCGCGCCGGGTTTTTTGTGCCTGCCGATCCCCATTCGACCACCACCACCACGTCAGCGTAATCAATTGAATATTATGGGATGCTGGCATTAACGGCGTCTATCCCCCGCCAGCTGGTAAACAACCCGATCCCTCTGGTAAACGCTGTCATCCTTGGTAAACGATTTACCATTGGTGACACCGTTAACCATCTATAAGCCTTTCCGCACTATCTCAGCTGCATCCCTGTTAGCTCCCTTCCCTGTCACGTTTCCTGTTTCCTTCCGGTACTGCTTCAGCTTGTCGATGATGTTTTGCTGGGTCATGGGTAAATCAGCCAGTGACAATTCCATCACCGCCCGCCCCATCGCCTGAATTTTCATGCTTATACGCTCTTCATCCAGAACCATGCACATCCCTCCTGCTGTTTTTTTAAGCATAGCACTCATGATTTACAAAAATAAATTCATTTAGTTATCATTAATTTATAACTTATGTGATTGATATTATAAATTAGGTTATTGCCATCACTCATAACTAAGGTTATCTTTAACCCATCGAAACGAAACATCGACAGCTGAGCGAAGTTAGCCAGCGGCGGACAGCAAGTCGCCTGCTTTTTAACAACATGCAAAGTCGGAACAACACTCAGTAATCCTGTTTAGACCCCAACGTACAAATTCGGCGTAGCACCGGGCGCGATCCGGTCGGTGTGAGGCTACCCCCTCGCGAGAGCGATAAAGGCGTGGGAACGGGCAGCACTGGCGGGATGAGAGGTGCGAAGCGCAAAGAGATTTATTCCAGTCCATTTGAAGCTGAGTGGGCTGTGCTGAATCACAAGAGGATTTTTTATGACTCAGACATACATTCCGGCGTGTTTAAGAGACCTTCCTAAGAAGCGTCAGAAGCCACGCAAACAGGCGATTAAAGAAGCGCAAGTGGAAGTTCTGAATAAGGCAATCGCATCGATAAAAGACGATATGCGTGCGTTCAAAACAGAAGAGCAGCGTCGCGGTCATTACCAGGCGATCAGCACACTCTCACAGATTCGTGATGAGTTGTAGAAGCTGATAGATAAAGCATTTCTCCCTCATCAGCGGGTAACTACAGAGCCAACCTCAAGCACCGGGCGCCGATGCTTGGTGATGGTAATACTGCCATCTCAACCGCACAGGAGACGATGATCCTGTTCTGGTTGGATTGGAAAAGTCTTCTTGGCCCGCCAGCGCGCGGGCATTTTTTTGGAGGTTGCATGTTTGCTACTGACATCTCACTGAAATACGGCACTCATCAGCCAGAGACGATTCTGGAAACAATGCCGATTGAAGAAGCCTCCGAAATCATCAAGGAGAAGCTTCGTGATGAAGTGCGCCAGGAACTCGAGTGCGAGTATGGCGATCGCCTTTATGAGGCTGAAGAAGAGGCATCAAACTGGGAAAGCAGAGCTGATGACTATGAAAGCGATGCGACTTGCCTGGCTAAGGCCATAAGAGAGGCTTTTGAATCTGCCAGCTTTGAAGATGCAAAGGTGATCCTCCAGCGAGCGATGCACGACCACAAAGACTATTTCTGAAGACCCGCTACGGCGGGTTTTTTATCGGCCATAAATAGGCAGATTTTCGAGTCTGCCCATTTATGACAACCGGCGGTCATCCACCGCCCATTGAAACACTGAATAAATGCGTTGAAGTCTTGTATTAACCGTTCCGTTCGCCGCGATAAGGCCAAGAGGATTTATGAGTAACCCAATCACAGTAGGTTTTTCAGGCCTGACGAAGCGAATTTTCGCGGGCCGATCAAAGCCAAGCAAATTGGCGCCCGGCGTTCGTGAATTCACCGGTGAGAAATTTGATGTCACAGACGAGGCGCTATTTGCAGTGGCCCATCTTCTCGCGGTTCGTGATGACATCCTGATATTCCCGACAGCTGATGGGAAAGAAATTCACCTCCGCGCCGACATCAAAGAAAAGCGGGAGGCATCATGACAGTCACCCATAACGGCAAGCAGTACACCGCCAAAAAGCTCAACGATAACGAGTGGCAACTGACGTCGCTATCGGCACCGCGGGAAAAACTGGTGCTGAACCGCTGGCAGATGCACGTTGCTGGTTTACTGGCTCAGGTGGAGGGTAAAAAATGATGTCTCACTACGGCACCACCCCGCTCATTCGCCAGTGCGTTACGCCCGGCATGATGGCAATGCATGAAGGCCGCACCTATCGCGTCTCAGCAGTCATTCAGGAGCGCAAATGGGTTTACCTGCACACCGATGCAGAAATCATCCGCCTCAGTGACTGCGTTATAGACGTCCTTCTGGACGGTCACGGCAACCCTATCCAGCACTAACCCCCTATTCAACCGATCGGCCTGGCCTAACCGGGAGGTATTGCCATGCTTTCAATTCAGAGGTTAAAGGAATTGTTTCACTACGATGCAGAGACAGGGATTTTCACCAGGCTCAAAACAGCAGGTGGAATGGTTCCTGGAACTATAGCCGGATCATTAAATCCCTTTGGCTATCTTCGTATCTCAATCGACCACGAAAGATATTTGTGCCACCGGCTTGCATGGTTTTATTCCTATGGTTCATGGCCCGAGCACGAAATAGACCACATAAACGGCATCAGAACTGATAACCGGTTATGCAACCTCAGAGACGTTCCTCACTGGATTAATCAACTCAATAAGCTCGCTCCAAAAAACAACACAAGCGGCGTCAAAGGCGTTTATTGGAATAAGAAAGATAAACGCTGGCACGCGCGCTGCTCTATCGACGGCAAAAAATATCACCTTGGCAATTTCACCGACCTTAATGAGGCCAGGGCCGTTGTCGTTGCAGCAAGAGAGCGCATGCACGGCAAGCATGCCGTTCATGAAGAAAGAAAACCGGAGAATTTATGAACGCATACCTCACTTATGACCGAATCGAAGATCGGCGCTGGGTTGAGCAGCAGCTCACCGACGAGAAGGAGAAGTGGATCGACGACAGGGCGCAGCAAATCATCGACATGATGCCAAAAGAACCGTCCGGCCTCTTCCACTTCTCGGTCCCGATTGACTCCAGCCCATACGAAGGACTTCGCAGCGATAAAGCTGGCGAAGCCTACAACGATTTCAT